CGGAGAGACTACCTTAATGGCACTCATCGCATACAGAGACAACTATTTCTCCGTGAAGCCACCGACATCCATGTTCCAACCAGAGGACAACAGCGGCACTCGCTCTTTCAATGGTCTATCAGGTGCGTACAATATTTCCGCTCTTCTCAATCAGGGATTTAACATATAAAGGCTGACCATGGCTTATCGATTAGTAACATTTGACGATTTAGGCAGGATGGTTGGAATTCACAAGGCATCCTTTACCGATAGAGGCATTCCTTCGATATCCCATGTTCTCATGAATCCAAACACATATGCTTTCATCGGAGAAGAGTATCTTCCTGGTGGTGAGGAAAGATCGAAACTTGAAGAGGGAATCGAACCAACTTCCGATATATCGTTTTCTGGTGGAATGGTTCGCCTCAACAACACAAGATCATCGTCCTATTATGATCCAAGGGTCGAGACAATCGTTTCAATGGACAATCCATGGCCCGTAGTCCAATTTGGAACTCCTATCGTACAAGACATAACAAAGCCAACGGTGGTGTACAACACCCTCAACTCACTGACAAAGCCAGTGCATTCGACCACCGTCGCCAAGTTCGGATTGTCATCTGGCAAGTTCACGCGGGACGCTGGCGGATTGTCGGGTGGATACATCTATGTCACCAACATAGTCAAGAGAAGTTCTTACTCGCATACTGCACCACACAACACACTTGGAAACGGCATTGCAGCGGGAAGTTCATATTCCAACTACGGCATGGAGATGTTCTTCTATCCAACATCCCTATCGAACAACTTTACTTTGTTGCAGAAAGGTCCGACTGGAGCATCTGCAAACTGGAAGTTGGGATTTGACAGCAGCGGAGGATTCCTGCAATTCGTATGGCAGGGATATGGCACCACCGGTGGCTACAACAACTCACAGAACATAGTCACCATCGCAGGAATATCGCTGAATGCATGGAACCATGTTGCTGTAGCACTTGTAAGAACTGGCACTGGCGGATCTTCCAACTACGACCTCAAGGGATATTTCAACGGCGTTCGTCAGTTCACCACTGGTATCTCTGGCTCGTCCATTCCCGAGAACAGATATGGGTCTGGAATCTACATTGGCAACAATCATATTGGAACCGAGTCATTCAGCGGATACATCGACTCGCTGAGGATATTCGATGCCTTGGGGACTGGTGGTCTTGTCACCTCCTATGGATTCCTATCTGGCAATACAATCGGGGTTCCAACTGGAGCGGGTTACACCACATCGAACGAGATATGCTTCGTGATGAATTTCAATGCTCCGAATGACAATGATTCGTTCTATTGCCATAGCAATGATCAGATGGTTGGCATCGCGACAAAAGTAACCGACCTTGAGTTTGGATCGGGTTCAACTGCCCCAAGAGCAACGGTCGGTTTCAGAGACATATATCGATTCCAATACGGAGTGTCTGGTGCAACCTCATACACCGATGCCACGGGATTCAGCCTTTCGTTCGGACCAATCGTGAAGGAACATCTCAACACTGCACCAGCAGGAACGACTCAGAGTTTTGTGGTGTCGGACTACGACTACACATACGATGTGTATTCCGTACAGGACAGCGGACTCACCCTGAGCGACATGAAGGTTCACTACAAGCACAACCTTTACTACGAGCAAATGCTTGAGGGGATGGCGTTGCTTGAAGGTGCTTCTGGAAACAGAGGATCGTCGGGAAATGTCTTTGCAAGCCGATATGGAACCAACCCCTTCAGAAGGCTATTTGGTTCTGGTGGACAAACATATGGAACCACTGGAAGCAACTTCCATCTGTTCATCGATCCATATGATGCGAATGTGATGGGATACATAATGTCCAATGGATATCTTGTTGAACAGGGAGTTTGCAGAAGTTCATATACATTCACAGACGCCCTTGACTTTGAAAGAACAATAACAGCACAGGAGATCCGAAATCTGCGGCTTGACATACTTGAATACTATGCAAGACTTGATCAGGCAAGAATAGACGCAAATGTTATTGTACAGGCAGCAACCACAAAGAGTGGCATCAAGGGCGGCAAGGCAACAAAGGTTACGGGAAATCCAGGAATCAGCAGAGATTTGGGAGAAGGAAGCGGACCACCAGAAGTAGAGGCGTAATGTCATATGAAGAAGTTCTTTATGCGATGTGGCTCGGTCGTGACCATAAATGGAGAGGTGTTCTCCTTGCAGGACATAACATCAGTGGTATCGGATTATGTTTCGGACTCAAGCATTCATTACTATGATGGAAAGAAGCACTATAAATCGGATGGACGAAATCAGGTTGGGCTTCCCACACCATATGGTGTTGGAGATAGGATTTTGGAAAACATCTTGCAGATAAGAATGTGTAAGCAACAGCGAGAGATAGACGAAAAGCATATTGAGCATCTTCGGAATAAGAGGAGATAGACATGGCAATAACATCACGCGAAGATCTCAAGGACTATGCCCTCCGTAGGCTTGGCTTTCCGGTCATTGAAATAAATGTCGATGATGCTCAGGTCGAGGATCGCATCGATGATGCCATTCTGTTCTTCTCAGAGTATCACTTTGATGGTGTCGAGGAAGTCTATGTTCCGTATATCCTGACAGAGACGGACATGACCAACAAGTACATCGATACGAACAGCATCTCCACGGGATCCAGTGGTGGAACCATCATAAGCGTGACCAAGATATTCATTGTCGATCAATCCGTTCAGAGTGGAATGTTCAGCGTTCAGTATCAGTTGATGCTCAACGACTATTTCAACGGATTCCTCACTGGCACATCGAACCTCTCTTACTATGACACGACCAAGCAGTACCTTTCTCTATTGCAGCAGTTCTTGAGTCCAGAGAAGAGCATAAGTTTCAACAAAGTCACCAACAGACTCAAGATAAACACGGATTGGTCGGAATCTCTTCAGGTTGGCGATAAGATACTAGTTCAGGCATATGTTGCATTGAGTCCCGAGACTTATCCAGAGATATACAACGACACCCTCCTGAAGCAGTATGTCACGGCTCTCATCAAGAGACAATGGGCATCCAACCTTAGCAAGTTCTCAAACATAGCATTGCCTGGTGGAATGCAATTCGATGCGCGTGACATGTACAACGATGCCATGGCAGAACTCACCAAGATTGAGGACAGCGTGCAGAGCAAGTACGAACTACCAACGGACTTCATGGTGGGCTAATGGCACGGAACAACTACTTCAAAGTCTCTTCCCGCGAATCTGACCTGTTTGAACAACTTGTTGTCGAGCAGATCAAGATCTATGGCTTTGATGTCCACTACATCTTCCGCAAGTTTCAGAACTTGGACAATCTCTTTGGCGAGGATCCAGTGTCCAAGTTCAACAAGAGTTTTCAGGTGGAGATGTTCGTATCCAACTACGAGTTCTTCGAATCGCAGAACAAGATAATGGACAAGTTCGGAATCAACCTTCAGGATGCCGTCACCCTCATGGTTTCCAAGAAGAGATTTTCCGAAGAGGCTGCGAGATATGGGACAGACACGACTCCACAAGAAGGCGATCTAATCTACTTCCCCGAATATGGTGGGTTGTACGAAGTGAAGTATGTTGGAAGCAGGAATTCGTTCTTTGCCTATGAAATCTCATGTGAACTCTTCCGATACTCTGGCGAGCAGATCGATACCGAGATCAAGGAGGTCGATGACATCGAAACCGAAATCCTCACGAACATCAGGGAGTTTGAGATCACTGGTGTCTGCGGTGCGTTCTACGAAGGAGAAAAGGTATATCAAGGATCCTGCTTTGGCTCTGCATCGTGGTCTGCAACTATACTAAACTTCAACTCCCTAGTCAACACCATGCAAGTTCATACAGAGACGGGAACCCCATCTTCGCTTGTAAGGATCAAGGGCGAGAAGTCAAATGCTTCCGCAGATTACATTACCATCACCACAACAGAGAGCAAGTTCATCGATGCAAACCTTGACGATGGTGGAGACATTGAGAGAGAACGAGCCAAGATGGATATAATAGACTTCACGGATAAAGATCCTTTCAGTGAGGGGAACTACTGATGTTTCGCTATTACTATCATGGAAGCATCAGAAAACTTGTAGTTGCTTTTGGTTCTCTGTTCAACGAGATATACATCTCTCGCAAGGAAGCCGATGACACGGAGCAGAAGAAGATAAAGGTTCCAATCTCGTATGGACCGAAGGAAAAGTTCGTCCGAAAGATCAAGGAACTTGACGAAGCAGATCCAGCAAGAAAGAGTTTCGAAAACATACTTCCGAGGATGTCTTTTGAGATATCCTCAATGGCATATGACACGAATAGAAAACTCAACAGCCTCAACAAAGTGTACTCCGCAAGAAACGAAAGCAGCGGAACCATATCATATGCATATAGCGAGGTTCCTTACAACATAGAGTTCACCCTGAACATAATGAATAGGAACATCGATGACGGCTATCAGATCATAGAGCAGATATTGCCATATTTCACTCCAGACTTCACGATTAGCATGAACTTCACCGATCTAGATAGAAAGATAGATGTGCCAATCATTCTAACATCGGTGAACAGCGTGGAAGACTACGAGGGTGAATTGAATGAAAGAAGATTGATAACACACTCCTTGATATTTCAAGCCAAGTCCTACATCTTCGGACCAATCAGGAGTTCTGGTGTCATCCGAGAGATCGATCTAACCTTCAGAGAACTAACGGACGAGTAAATGTCATCAACAGCAGAGAGAAATCTAGATGGATTCCTAAGTCAGTATCGTGTCATCACGATTGCGACTGAGTCTGTTGACTTGACCACGGCAAACACGATAAAGAAGATACGAATCACGGTCGAGCAAAGGGAAAAGTTTCCAGAGATATTCTTCAGCAGAAGCATAATTCCATACTTCGCACCAACGGAGGATTACAATCCCTTCACAAGCAGCCTTTCTGGTCCTGGCAACGGATTGACACAGGAACACGCAAGGTTTTTCGCTGGTCTTACATTCCTTCAGAGTCTTGGTCATGAGGTAATCTACGATGCCGATCAGTTGAGGCAAGCCGAGTTCTGTACGATTGGATACTCGTCAAATGGCACGAACATGTACGGGGCATTCAAGCCCCTTTACGACAACACGAATGTTCTCCTTCAGTATCCGCAGTTCTACAGCATAACTGGATCGAATCAACCAATCGGAATAACGGCATTCACTGGCGTTACCTTGAAAGGCTCATCGGCTGGCACATACACGATAGTCAATTTCGGTGGAGTTCTTGCTCCATTCCAACTGATGACTCATCCATCAACGATAGGAATTACCCACAGCAATGGACTTCCAACGGCAACAGCAGATTCCCCGCTGTACTTTGGACTATCCGCGAACACTGGCCTCACAGCATCTGTGAGATCCACATACTTCACACCAGACATTCACTTCTCGACAAGAAGAAACTTCTCCATTCTATCCGATAGGGGAATGACATTCTCTGGATTGCTCACATCTTTCGAACCATATTACTCGTTCATAAAGACATCAGACAACGACTTCATGGATGGTTTGACGGGAATGATAAGCGAGTATGTCGGAAACTCAGCCAACCCAGCATGGTCTGTGGAACTAATCAGGAGTTCTGGCAAGACAGGAAACTATGTGAATCGCGATGGATACAACCTGTCCAAGAACTTCAACGAGAGGTTCTTCAGCGAACTGAAGGCTCTTCCGAGAAGATACAAGGCTATCCCATCTGTCGGCGCAAACTTGGGTCAATACTCGTATCCATACACAACATCCGTGTTCGGTTGGGTTCCATCCATACCAACGCCAGGAACCGCAAGGGATGGAACGGGACCGTATGCAAGTGTGGGTTCTTCGTATTTCCTCAACAGGATAGCGGGTATCACATTCTACCCACCACCAAGCACATACAACTATCTTGGTCCAACTGGTTCATCTGCCTTTGGTGGATCTGGTGGATTGTCGGGTTGGAATAGTTACAACAAGTCGCTCACTGGCGAGTCATCGTTCTACAACGAATACTTCATGCTTGGGGGATCAACGACAGCAGCATCCAACACATATCAGGCTTCCAACCTTGTGCCAGCGAACATCCTGAAGTTGTTTGTTGACAATGCTGGTCCTAGGGGTCCGCTTGGAACCACCATGAACTTCCTGGATTCGTACTACTACGACATCTATCGCGAGCAGTTGGAGTATGGTGGGTACAAGGACATGAATTTCTTTGCCATGGAATTCGTGCCAAGGTTCAATCCATACATCCCAATGCAGACAAGTGGTTCACTTGCAAACCAATATCCGACAAAGAGAGATTGCACCATACACCGCGACATGGGCGGAAACACCACTGAACGGCTGTTCAATCTCAAGGAATCGATGAAGGCAACCATTCACTCGTCTCTGAAGATGTGGAAGTTGCTTCTTGATGAACAGGGCAAGTTCAACTACAGGATAGTTCCAGTGATTTCTGGTAGAAACGAAGACTACGATCTTACCAGAGGTGGGTCTGTACCATACACGCCAGAGGACTTTGTCGAGTATCTTGTGAAACCTCTCTTCAATTCGGATGTTCCTGCAAATGGCTTTGTCCTGAAGAACGATATGGATCAACTCCTGCTGAATGGATTCTATCTTGGAAACATCGCAAGAGGCTCTGATGAATACACCCGCGTCGTGACCAATCGGGGAATATCTGGTTCGGATCCAACCACAGCATTTATCCGTGGTCTTGAGACATATTTCTTCGATCTTGATAAATTGCAACAGACCCTTAATGTCTCTGGATTCAATTTTCTTGAGATTGCCCTTGGTCTTACTGGCGCGGCATCCGATTTCTCCAACTATCTGAACACATTCAAATCGGGAAGATTCAGCGACTACAGAGTGTATGAGACAAATGCGGGGCTTACTGGAGGAAATACAAAGATACCATATGGATTCAATGGGACATTCCAATGGCATTTGGTTGATCTCAATCAGAATTCTATTCTGTACAACAACTCAACTTTGCGAAATAGATGGCAGAATACAAGCAACAACAACATATCAACGGCATACAAGATCATCCGCGATGCCTACTTTGAACTCTCAAAGGAACAACTTGCTGCCGCCACAGAATACTTTGCAGAGAATGACATAACTACTCTTGTGGAGTACAGATCAACTGATCAGTTCGTAGGAAGGTGATTATCATGAGCAAGATGGATGAGAATCTATCGGAGATTCTAAACATGGATCCCGAACCAAAGCCCATTGTAGCAAGATCTTCTGAACCAAAGGAGGTCACGGTCGCAATGGATGATGCCGACAAGGACTTTCAGCGAGCAAGGGAAAACCTCAAGGAACTCGTCAATCTAGGCTTCCAGGCAATCGATGGCGTCTTGAAAGTGGCAAGCGAGGGTGATTCTCCCCGAGCCTACGAAGTCGTTGCACAGATGATCAAGGCAGTTGCAGAGACAAACAAGGATCTTGTGGAACTTCATCAGAGAATGAAGACCATCAAGGAAGACAAGTATGAGCAGAAGACGGTGAACAACACCACAAATGCCATATTCCTGGGTTCCACAAAGGAACTACAAGAACTCATAAATCCGAAGAGAAGTTTCGCAAAGGCTATCAAAGACACGGATTCTATACTCGATTCCTCAAAGAAGATCATAGAAAATGGCTGATACTAAGAATAGCAAGAACTATCTTGGCAATCCAAATCTAAAGGCTTCGGATGTAAAGCACGATTGGACAAAGGAGCAACTTGAGGAATATGCCAAGTGCGCTCGCGACCCGATCTATTTTGTACAGAACTATGTGAAGATCATCAGTCTCGACAAGGGTCTTGTTCCGTTTGAACTATATGACTTTCAGGAAGAGATGGTACGAACTGTCCACAACAACAGATTCGTCATTGCCAAACTCCCACGACAAAGTGGAAAGTCAACTACGGTTACGGCATACATCCTCCACTATGTCCTATTCAATCAAAGTGTGAATGTTGCCATACTTGCAAACAAGTTGAGTACGGCAAGGGAACTTCTGTCCAGACTCAAACTGGCATACGAGTATCTCCCGAAGTGGCTTCAGCAGGGTGTCGTTGAATGGAACAAGGGATCGATTCAACTTGAAAACGGATCCAAGGTTCTAGCATCGGCAACCTCATCAAGCGCAGTCCGTGGTGGATCTTTCAACATGATCTTCCTAGACGAGTTTGCGTATGTGCCACAGAATGTTGCAGAGGAGTTCTTCTCGTCCGTATACCCAACGATCTCGTCGGGTCAGGAGACGAAGGTATTCATAGTATCCACTCCCCATGGAATGAATCTGTACTACAAGTTGTGGACTGATGCCACGAATGGAAGAAACTCGTACATCCCAATCGATGTCCACTGGTCTGATGTTCCTGGTCGAGACGAGAAGTGGAAGCAGGAGACGATAGCCAACACCTCCGAGGAGCAGTTCAGGACAGAGTTCGACTGCGACTTTGTCGGCTCCATTCATACCCTGATATCTCCATCCAAACTCAAGACCTTGGCATACATCGACCCTGTGTTCAAGAATGGAGAGGGTTTCAAGGTCTATGCCAAGCCCGAGGAGAAGCACACATATGTCATGTGCGTGGATGTCTCCCGAGGAACAGGACAGGACTATTCGGCATTCACTATCATAGACATCACGACTGCTCCATATAAACTAGTCGCCACCTTCAGGAACAACACCATGTCCCCGATGGTTTTCCCAAATGCCATCCATGTGGCAGCAAAGCAGTACAACAATGCCCATGTTCTTGTTGAAATCAACGACATGGGCGGTCAGGTGGCAGACATACTTCATGGAGAGATGGAATATGAAAACCTCCTCTCGTCCACGATGCGCGGAAGAAAAGGACAGGTTCTTGACGGTGGATTTGGGTCTGGAACAAGTCAGTTCGGAGTCAGGACAACCGAGGTTGTCAAAAGGACGGGTTGCTCCATCCTGAAGTCATTGATCGAATCGGATAAGATGATCATTCAGGATTTCGATGTCATCAAGGAACTATTTGCGTTCATCTCCAAGAAAAACTCGTTTGAGGCAGAGGTTGGATACAACGATGACCTTGTGATGACCTTGGTTCTGTTCGCATGGCTGTCTACCCAACCATACTTTAAAGATTTGTCATCACTCGACATCAGGAAAGACATCTATAAGGAGACCATAGATAAACTTGAGGAGGAGATGACTCCCTTTGGATTCATTGACGATGGTGTGGACGATTCCATCCCCGAGAAGGGTGAAGATGGTTCCCTGTGGTTCAAGGAAAGAGATTCCAACATTAACTCTTGGTATTGATTCAAATACTAAATTTCCTACATAGATTGTAGAATCATCGGGAGAACCAAATGAGCAGAATACCTGTACAACTTAGCCCTGGTGTGAATTATTCGGAAATTGATCTGACCACCATTGCTCCAAATGTTGCAACGGCAACGGGAGCCATTGCTGGCGTATTTAGGTGGGGTCCTGGAGAGAAGATCACCACAATCACATCGGAAGATGACCTAGTGAGAGTCTTCGGAAAGCCCTATGCAGATGACGACGGAAGGGATTTCCACTGCGCTGCCAACTTCTTGCAATACGCTAGGGATCTTCGGGTTGTACGGGCAGTTGCAAGCGACACCACAAATGCAAACAGCCTTGGTCTGACGCAAGAGCAATACATGAACGAGGATGTTCTGCAAGCAACATCTGGCTTGACCATGACTTTCCTCGGAAGATATCCTGGATCTTTGGGAAATTCACTCAAGGTGGTTGTCATAGACGGGAACGGTGAGGTTGAACTCACAACTGGTTCGACTGGCGCTCTTGGAACAAATACAATTGGATTCACCTACGGGGGGACGCTAGCCGGAAACATTGAGGAAAACGATAAACTGATTTTCCAACTTGGTGATTTTGCCCAGACATTCCTTGTCGAGTCCGCCAGCGGAAACACCGTCACGACAAAGACATTCATTGCAAGCACCATAGCCAAGGGTGCAACCATCAAGTATCGCAGCAAGTATGCGGATCTCTTCCAATTGACCGCAGAAACAAGCACTCAAGCAACCTCCAAGGGAGGCTCAAACGACGAACTCAATGTTGCAGTTGTTGACGAGGATGGGTTGTTCACGGGATCAAGGGGAACCATTGTCGAGACATTCCAGAATGTATCCAAGGCATATGATGCCCGAAACAACGATGGTCAGCCAAACTATATCACATCTGTCATAAACGGACAATCGAACTACATCTGGGCTGCCAATGTAGAGAGCCTTTGGGGAGAAACAACCACCAAGGACCTCACATACACTTTCAGCGACATGTCCTCGACATTTGCGGGAGTCAAGAGAATCAGCCTGTCGGGTGGAGTTGATTCATCCACAAGCCGAGACAGAATCTATACGGGTGGATACAGCAAGTTTGTTGATAAGGATGTCATCGACATATCCCTGCTCATATCAGGAAGATCTGACGAGACAACCGTCAAACTCCTTGCCGATATAGTCAATGACCGCAAGGACTGTGTGCTGTTCGTGTCTCCTCAGTTGAGCGATGTTTTGAACAAGTCGCAAGCCGAAGCATCTTCACTTGTAGTTGCGAGAAGAAACAGTTATGGAATAAACTCGTCCTATGTCGTGATGGATAGCGGTTGGAAGTACATCTACGACAAGTATAATGACAAGTTTGTCTATATTCCACTCAATGCCGATGTTGCTGGTCTCTGCGCGAGAAGCGAATTTTCGACACAGGCATGGTTCTCTCCAGCAGGACTGAACCGCGGCACATTGAGAAATGTCATCAAACTCACATTCAATCCAGATCAATCTGCCAGAGATCTCTTGTATGTCGCTGGTGTCAACCCAGTCACCACATTCACTGGAGAGGGAACCATCCTCTTCGGGGACAAGACAATGTTGAAGAAGCCAAGTGCATTCGACAGAATCAATGTTCGTAGGCTTTTCAACACGCTGGAGAAGACGATTGCAACAGCGGCAAAGTATTCGCTGTTCGAATTCAACGACGAGTTCACTCGCTCGCAGTTCCGCAATCTTACAATACCATATCTCAGAAGCGTACAAGCACAGAGAGGAATCACCGATTTCAGAGTTGTTTGCGACGAGACAAACAATACCTCTGAGGTGGTGGATAGGAATCAGTTCGTGGCAGATATCTACATAAAGCCAGCAAGATCCATCAACTTCATTCAGTTGAACTTCATCGCAACAAGAACAGACAGCGCATTCACTGAGATCATCTAATAGGAGAGAAAATGGCTAGTCCAATTCCCACACAACTAAGTCCTGGAGTCAATGTTTCTGAAATAGACCTGTCTCAGTTTGTTCAGCCAGAATCACTGAGCAGTGCTGGTATGGTCGGAACATTCAACTGGGGTCCAGCATTGGTTGCGACAAGAGTCAGCACCGAAAGCAGCCTTGCTGCTCTGTTCGGAAAGCCCACACTTGATCAATCGGATACCCTTAGCGAGGATGAGTTCTTCGCCGCCGCCAACTTCCTCAAGTACTCCAACAACCTCAAGGTTGTCAGGCTTCTTCAAGACGATGATCATAATGCAACCACAAGGGAACCTGGCATCGATTCGATAGACGATGTTGATCACCCATCAATATCCAACATCGAAGAATTTGCCTTGTTTGGTGGATTCTCTGGTCAAGATGGAATTGAATCAACAGCAGTTTTCCGCGCCAGATATCCAGGAAACTTCGGTGACTCCCTCAAGGTTGTATTGTTTGATGGTGGCTCTGGTGATTCAGAAGAGATAATTGTAAATCAATACCAAGGATTAATTGATCACGAAATTATTGGTGAAAATTTCTTGGGAATAACAAGTGGAACGATTGGATTTACATTTTCGGTTTTCGGAGATTTTGGGGACGACAGTGGTGTGAGTCTGGGAATAACATCTGGATCATTTCCATATTACTTGATTGACATAAAACTTCCATTTGGTGATGTAGTATCTGCTGAACAGTTTGCGTTTGCCTATGCTACAGGCACAACAACTGAAAATTATACATTGATGTCCAATGGAACCCAACCATCTGGAAATAGAACAAAATATTTTAGACCTTTTGATTTCGATACCAAGTCTCTATTTAATTTGTTTGGTGATGCCAATAACGGTAGTGATATAAAGCGATTTTTCATTAGACCTCTAACTAGCGAATCATCACAAATACTACTACTTGATGCCGACCAGACCAATTTGGGTGGGGCTTTTAGGCAAAATACAACAGTTACATCTGGACCATTTAGTGGTGCCTTAATTAATACTTATGGTGCATATCAAGTATCTGGATATCCATCTGGATTCAGTAGAACGATTTTTAACGGTGTAGATCAAAATAGTGATTTTGACTGGTATAGGTTCTTTGTGTCTAAAATTCCCAACAGAATATTCTCGGGCGGTGTAGCACCAACAACAGGAGTTCGTGGTTTAGCAAAGTTGATAGCAATGACTGGTGGTGTTTCGTTCAACGCTTGGGGAGACGATGGCAATCAACTCCCAGATGTCGGAGTTACATTCAATACCATCGGTGGTTTGACAGGCATACGCCAAGACTTTACCTTCGGACTAAAGCAGTTTGTTTATGATGGAATCTATACTATATCCACTCAAACACCAGGGGGTGCAGTTTCATCCCCACTCTTCGATAAGCCACCACAGACATCGGCTTATGCCAAGAGCGTCGGTGGTTCCAACGATGAAATCAGTTTTGCAGTCGTGGACACACAAGGAAAGTTCGGACCCAAGAATGCAATCCTTGAGAGATTCGAATTGCTTTCGAAGGCAGTTGATGCCAAGAACCTCAACAACGAATCGATCTACTACAAGGATTACATCAACTATAACTCAAACTATGTCTATATGACCAAGCCACTTGGATTTACAGGTGGTGGAAATGCATCTTCGAATGCCACAACAGCGTTTGGTGACATAGTGCAGAATTATAAGGATGCAGATGGCAACACTAAGACGCGCGTCGGAATCTATGATGCAAATCTAGAGTTCGGGCAGTCGGGCATTACAACTCCATCTCTTGCTGAGTACACCTCGGCATACAAGTTGTTTGCAGATGATGATTATGCGGTTGACATACTGTTCTTGCCAGAATCAAGTGTTTCGAATATTTCTGTCGTCTCTGAAACCTACTTGGAAAGCAGGGTCTATGAAACGGTGATTGCTCCAAGAAAAGACACGGTTCTAATTCTACCTACACCAAAGCCAAGCAGTGGATTGCAACATACGGCAGACATAACCACCAAGACCATAAATTATAGAAATAGGCTCACGGTTCCATCGAACTCCTACACCATGCTTGTCGCTGGACGCAAGGTCTATTTCGACACATTCAACAATCAAATCAGAAAGATGTCCCTCTCTTCCGATCTTGCAGGAATTCTTTCCGCACAGGAGATTCCTTGGGAGTCACCCGCTGGATTCGCAAGAGGAAACATCAGAAACGCAATCAAGTTGGAGACCAACTTCACGAAGGCTGATCGCGACGAACTTTACAAGAATGGCATCAACTTCTTCGTGCAGTTCGGTGATGGAACAGGAACCGTTCTCTTCGGTGACAAGACCCTTCTCAAGAAGCCAAGTGCCTTCGACAGAATCAATGTTCGTCGCGTGTTCATCGCCCTTGAGAAGGCTATTGCCAAGGCTTCCAAGTACTCGCTCTTCGAATTCAATGACGAGTTCACCCGTTCGCAGTTCCGCAATCTTGTGACTCCACTCCTCGCTTCCGTTCAGGCACAGCGCGGCATCACTGACTTCAAGGTCGTATGTGATGAGACCAACAATACTGCGGAAGTGATAGATAGAAACCAATTTGTGGCAGACATCTACATCAAGCCAGCGAAGTCGATCAACTTCATCCAGTTGAACTTCGTAGCCGTAAGAAGCGATTTCAACCTCACAACGCTAGAATAAATATCCTCAAAGGGAGTAATCAAAAATGAACATCAAGAGATTTGCCAACGCAATGCAGGGAGCGGGTGTAAAGCCCTCGCTCTTCGAAGTCCAAGGAAACATCGGTCCAACACAAAGCACACTTACGCCATTTCTTGTGAAGTCAGCATCTTTGCCAGGCACTCAGTTGGGAACCATTGAGATTCCATATCGTGGAAGAAGAATCAAGGTTCCTGGCGACAGAACCTTCAGCGATTGGACCATCAACATCATCAATGACAATAAGTTCGAACTACGCAATCTGTTCGAACTTTGGGTAAACAGCATTCAGTCAATGGAGAGAAATGTTTCTGCCAATGAATTTCAGAATCTTCTTGGACCAGTGTTTCAGGATTGGACTGTCAACCAACTAGATAGAACTGGCAAGCCACTCAAGTCCTACAAGTTGATCGGCTGCTTCCCAACGGACATCTCCGCAATCGACCTTTCGTATGAAGCAACTGATCAGATTGAGGAGTTCAGCGTGACTCTTGCATACTCGTACTTTACATCCAATGTTGGAACACCAGACGCAGGATCACTTCCTGGATTGGCTCCATTGACAGTTGGCTCAGACGCACCACCGTTGATCTCACTATAATGATTCTTATTTTGGAGAAATGAATGGCTTTTGAACTTTTTGGTTGGTCGCTCGGCAGAGCGGGTGAGAAGATGGCCCCGAAACTTGAGCAGGAGGAGATCAAGACGAACGCATCGTTCGCTCCTCCCGATCTTGATGACGGGGCTATGCCCATTTCTTCTGGCGTGTATTTCAGTTCATATATGGATTTTGACGGGGGAATCAAGTCAACAGCAGACATGATTCGCAAGTACAGGGAGATGGCTCTCTACCCAGAGGTGGAGATGGCTATCGATGACATCTGCAACGAGGCGGTTGTCTATGATGACACAAAGCGTCCTGTTGAGATAGTGGTTGACAGCAGGAAACTTTCTCCAAAGATAAAGACAAAGATTGAAGAGGAGTTTGATGAAATACTCAGACTCCTCAAGTTTCAGGACAAGGGATATGAGATATTCCGCAAGTGGTACATAGACGGAAGGCTCTATTATCACAAGATCATCGACAAGGAGAACCCAAAGAAGGGTCTTGTCGAACTGCGTCCAATCGAATCGACACACATCAGAAAAGTCCGAAATGTTCAGAAGAAGAAGGATAAGGCAACCAATGCCGATCTCGTCACTAAGGTCGATGAGTTCTTCGTCTACAGCGAGCGAGAGGAAACATCCACAACCACTGCTGCATTCACTCCCGCCACGCCAACGAAGGGCGTGAAGATTGCCACAGATTCTATCTGCTACATTCACAGCGGCTTGTTTGACTCTGGCAAGAAGAGAGTCCTGTCGTATGTACACAAGGCGTTGAAGCCACTCAACCAACTCAAGATGGTCGAGGATGCGGTTGTTATCTATCGCCTATCCCGCGCACCTGAGCGCAGGGTGTTCTATATCGATGTCGGAAATCTTCCAAAGAACAAGGCAGAGCAGTATCTCAAGGACATCATGAACCGCTACCGAAACAAGTTGGTTTATGATGCATCTACGGGAGAATTGAAGGACGAACGGCGGCACATGACCATGCTTGAGGACTTCTGGATGCCTCGCCGCGAAGGTGGCAAGGGAACGGAAGTCAGCACCCTGCCAGGTGGTCAGAATCTTGGACAGATGGACGATGTCCTGTACTTCCAGAAGAAGTTGTACAAGTCCCTCAATGTTCCGATGTCCCGTCTTGAGACGGATCAGAACGGCTTCAACATGGGTCGCCAAGCGGAGATCACGCGAGACGAACTCAAGTTCTTCCGTTTCATCGAAAGGCTCAGGAAGAAGTTCGGAGAACTTTTCCTTGATGCATTGAAGACTCAGTTGCTGCTCAAGGGCGTGATCACGAAGGAAGATTGGGATTACATTCACCCACTGATTCGCTTTGATTTCCGCAAGGACTCTTATTTCACGGAAGCCAAGGAAAACGAGATCATGACGAATCGTCTCAACCTTGTGAACTCTGCCGATCCATATCTCGGCAAGTACTTCTCCAAGTCATATATTCAGAAGAACATATTGAGATTGACTGGAGAAGAGATTGCAGACATTGCAGCACAGGTGGATCAGGACAAGCAGCAGGATCCAAACAATGCCATCCCAACACAGATTGCCACCCAAGTCACCACACAACAGATGACAGGTGATGTTCAGATGCAGCAGCAGTTGCAGCAGCAACAGGCTCAAATGCAGATGCAAGCACAGATGGGTGGCGGCGAGCAAACACAGAGCAATAAGAAACAATAGATAATAGAATCTAGGAGAATAAAATGTCCGACTCAAGAGATCTAATCAAGGCAATCATGGACGAGGATTTCGTCTCTGCCAAGGAACTCACAAACAGCCTTCTGTTTTCCACCGTTGCAGACAACATCGAAGATGTTCGTGCTGAGGTGGGACAAAACCTATACCATGGGGATATTCAGGAATATGGCATGGGTGATTTTGAGAGGGAAATGAAAATTCGTGATGCGGCGAAGAAGCAGAATGAAGAGGACGCAGCCAATATCAAAAAGGGAATCCCCCTAAGGAAGCCAAAGGTTTCCTTCAAGACATGGGATCCAATCAAGGGAACGAGAGAGTATCCCCCGAAAAAGTCCAACGAAGTAAAAGAGTCGAAGGCATCAAAAGATTATGACCAAGATGGAGAAGTCGAGGATTCACAGGCAGAAGTCCTTGGTTCCCGCATCAATGCCGCTGTCAAGGCTGGCAAGATGACTCCTGCTCAAGCCGCAAAGACCAAGAACAAAGGCAAGTTCCGCTAAGGAGTTCTCATGCTACTGATCACAGAACACAACGAGACAAACATTCAGACCATTGCTGAGGACGCTGGCAACGGAAAGAAGAACTACTACATTCGTGGTGTGTTCATGGAATCCGAGCAAGTGAACAAGAATGGTCGCGTCTACCCACAATCCATCATGGAGCGTGAGGTCGAGAAATACAATGAGAACTACATCAAGAGCAGCCGTTCTCTTGGCGAACTAGGACACCCACAGGGTCCATCCCTCAACCTTGATCGTGTTTCGCACATCATCAAGGAAATGAACATGGATGGCACGGTTGTCTATGGCAAGGCAAAGATCCTCGACACCCCATTCGGAAACATCGTGAAGAACCTCATTGACGAAGGCGTTCGTCTTGGAGTTTCGTCGCGTGGAATGGGTTCACTCAAGCAAGTGAACGGAATCAACGAAGTTCAGGATGATTTCAGCCTTGCCACGGTCGATATTGTTGCAGATCCATCCGCTCCAAATGCCTTTGTAAACGGCATCATGGAAGGAAAGGAATGGGTTTGGAACAATGGAATACTACAGGAAAAGGCAATCTCGTCCTACAAGAAGGTCATACAGAGAGCCAGTTCAAGACAACTAGAAGAAGCAAAGTTAGAAGTCTTCAAGGACTTCATATCCAAACTCTAAATATTATACATAGGGAAGACAAAGGAGATTTCTAATGCCTCAGCCAGAAGAGTTCTACGAAGAAGAAGAGATCCTTGAAGACATCGACAACGAGGTTGACGAGGAAGATACCATTGACGAAGAAGAGCCATCGGATGAAGAATTCGTTGATGGCGAAGAAGAAGACTTCGATGATGAAGAAGACTTTGAGGACGACGAGGACTTTGAGGACGAGGAGTCCGAAGAAGAAGATGTCACCGAAGAGTACGAGGTAGTTGCAACAAGCGACACCAACACTGACTTTGGCGGTGGGAAGATCAAGAAGTTCCCCGAGCCAGAGGACAAGTCTGCTCAGAACAAGGCAACCATCGCTTCGAAGGAAGGCTTCAAGGGCAAGGCAAAGATTCCCGACAAGACCGACTTCACCATGAAGGAACACCTTGTTGCCATGTTCGATGGCGAAGAACTCTCCGAGGACTTCAAGACCAAGGCAATCGCAATCTTTGAGGCAGCAATCAACGAGCGTTACGACGCAATCGTTGACAGCCTTGAGGAAGCCTACGAGCAGACCATTGCAGAGAACACCGAGAAGATTCTTGATGAACTCTCTGGTCGCGTCAACGATTACATCTCATATATTGCTGAGGAATGGGTCAAGGAAAACCGCCTTGTCCTTGAGAGCGAGATCAAGGTTGAGATCGCAGAGAACTTCCTCAACGGAATGAGAGGAATCTTCGAAGAGAACTACATTCAGGTTCCAGAAGAGAAGATCGACCTCATGGACGAACTCTCCGATGAGAACGACGAACTCCGCGACGAAGTCAATGAGCAAGTCGCAGAGAATATGGAACTCCGCAAGGAAATCCTCGCCCTTCGCTGCGATGACATCTTTGAGTCATACTGCGACGGTCTAGCAGACACACAGGTCGAGAAACTCCGCACTCTTGCAGAGGGCATTGAGTTTGATTCAGAGGAACTCTTCGAAGAGAAGTTGGCAGTCCTCAAGGAATCATACTTTGGAAATGCTCGTCGCGTCAAGGCACCAGCATCAGTCACAGAAAACCTCATTGAGGAAGTCGTGTTTGATTCGGGTGACGAGGAGCAGGAAATCTCAGAAGAAACAACAGCAAGTCCAATCATGCAGCACTACACATCTGCATTGTCAAGAAAAGGTCTAAAGAACAGGTAATCCTGTAGAAATTAATAGGAGAAATAGAAATGGGAACTTTCACACTAGTCGAACAACTTGAGCGCAAGTGGCAGCCAGTCATGGAGCATGACAGCCTCTCGCCAATCAAGGACAACTATCGTCGCGCAGTCACTGCAATCCTTCTTGAGAACCAAGAGCAAGCACTCCGCGAAGACACCTCAGTCGCAAACGGTCTTGCAAACTCTGGCGCACTCACCTACTCGGGTGGCAACGGTCTTGCAGGATATGATCCAATCCTCATCTCGCTCGTTCGTCGCGCAATGCCAAACCTCATGGCATATGATGTTGCATCGGTTCAGCCAATGACCTCACCAACAGGCTTGATCTTCGCAATGAAGTCAACCTACAATGGTCGCCCAATTGGTGGAAGCAATGTCGAAGCACTCTTCAACGAGGCATTCACCAAGTTTGCTGGAACAACAGCAGTGGCTGGTGTCGGAACCACTGGTGAGTACTCATATGTTGGCGATCCTCTCTGGGGTCTTCTTGCAAGCACATCCCCCTCTGGCACCGCTGGTTGGGAACCATCCGGTGGCATGAGCCGCGAACTTGGTGAAGGTCTTGGCGACTCAAATGGACAAGGCGACTTCAACACGATGGCATTCACCATTGAGCGCGCAGCAGTCACCGCAAAGACTCGCGCTCTCAAGGCAGAGTACACAATCGAACTCGCACAAGACCTTAAGGCAATTCATGGTCTTGATGCAGAGACAGAACTCGCAAACATTCTCAGCACCGAAATCCTTGCTGAAATCAACCGCGAAGTCGTTCGTTCGATCTATGCAACTGCCAAACTTGGCGCACAGCACAGCGATCTTTTCTACAAGGCATCGGGCATCACCTATAACTTTGTTACGGGTCTTGCATCTGCATCCAGTGGTCTTGCATCACCAGGTGGCGTCTACGACCTCATCCGCGATGCTGACGGTCGTTGGTCTGCCGAGAAGTTCCGTGGACTCATGTTCCAGATTGAGCGTGAGGCCAATGTGATTGCCAAGGATACCCGCCGTGGAAAGGGCAACTTCATCATCTGCTCTGCCGATGTTGCATCTGCCCTCGCAATGGGTGGCTTCCTCAATGTCAGCCCAGCACTCAATGTCAACCTTGATGTCGATGACACGGGCAACACCTTCGTCGGTGTTCTCAATGGCAAGGTCAAGGTCTATGTCGATCCCTACTCCTCTGTCGGAGTCAATAGCAACGCTCGCGACTTCGTCTGCGTTGGATACAAGGGAACTTCGCCATATGACGCAGGACTTTTCTACTGCCCATACATCCCACTACAGATGGTTCGTGCAATCAATGACGCGACCTTCCAGCCAAAGATCGGCTTCAAGACCCGTTACGGCATGGCAGTCAACCCATTCGTCAACACAACCAATGTCGCAGTTGCAAGCAACTACCGCGCAAATCAGTACTACCGCATCTTCCGTGTGGATAACCTCCACGGCGTCAATGCAGTAACCCCAATCTGATAGTTGACTGACAGATAGATAACAGAAGTCGGGGGGAGAAATCCCCCCGATGTTCTTTTTAAGGAATACATATTGACATGAGCGAAGAATACGATTCATCACAGATCAATGCTGCTGCCATCAACGAAGAGGGCATAAGTTACAATGCGTTGCGTAGACAGCCCGTCAATGTAAACGCATTTCAGAACACCAACTTCAAGTTGACATTCACTCGTATACCGAATGTATCGTTTTGGTGTACATCGATCAACATACCATCCATATCTGTGGGGGAGATATCAATCCCAAACAGACACCTGACACACCATGTGCCAGGTTCATCGGTTCAGTTCGATCAGTTGAGAGTATCGTTCGAAGTGGACGAAGACTTTGCAAACTGGTACGAGATACACAAGTGGATGCGTGGAATAGTTCCATTTGAGGACTTCAGCGAACTCTATGCCAATGAAAACAACTACTACTCAGAGGCAACCATTCATTGCCTGAATAGCGCAAAGAACCCACATAAGAGGTTTACCTTCAAGAATCTATTCCCAATCAGCATCGATGGATTCGATCTGAATGTTGCATTGAATGAACCAGAACCTGTTCAAGTAAGTGCGACATTCACATTCGAATCATTTGAACTTGAATCGGTGATTTGACACAGCAACATTCCGCGCTACCATATTCATCATGGATATCGAAACAATCAAGAAGATGGTCGATCAGGACATGAAGATAGATGACCTGAATCTAGACCTTGAGTCTCTCAGATCGCCACAACTGCACGGCAAGTACCTCAACTTGCTTCACGACGAGTCCCTGTCTCTACACAAGGCAAACATAGAGCAGAAGGAACTTCGTCGGCTCAAGTGGGAATACTACCTCGGCAAGATAGACCAAGAGACTCTTGACGAGAAGGGTTGGCAACCGTTTGGACTCAAGATTCTTCGAACAGACATAGATGTCTACCTTGATTCTGACAAGGATCTCCTTCGAATGGAGGCTCGCATCCATTATCTCAAGGAAAAGGTTAAGTACCTTGAATCTGTCCTCCAATCCATCGGAAGGCGCGGATGGGACATCAAGTCCGCAATAGAATGGAAGAAGTTCATGAGTGGTGCATGAACATAGTCACTGAAGGAATCCACAGGGTATACCTCCGACAGGCGTACATCCATGCTCAGGCAAAGAGCCAGGACACAAACACCCAAGTCGGTGCATTGATAATGTTCCCCACATCAGGCATCATAGCAGCAGATGCCAACAGATATCCCTCGCTAAGGGAACTTGATGGTCAGTCGAAGTACGACTACATTGAACACGCAGAGCGGGCAGTCATATATCGGTGTGTGAGTAAGGGTCTTACGACCCTCAACACTCACATGTATTGTCCTTTCATCAGTTGTCCCGATTGTGCGCGAGCCATTGTCTTGTCTGGAATAAAGCGAGTGGTGGGACACAAGACAATATGGGATATAATCCCCAATCGGTGGCGGGAGAAATGCAATATCGGAGTCAAAATCCTTGAGTCCGCGGGGGTTGAAGTTCTCCTCTATGAGGGCAAAGTCCTAAACGATGGAGAGTTTAAGATTCGTTTCAATGGAGAAGATATCGAACCATAAATATCTGCATGGATACATTGGTTCTAGAAGATGTTGATTCCGTATTCATTCGCGTAAGATGTGAGCGCGGCACCGCAAAGGAGTTGAGCGATTGCTTCTCCTTCAAGGTTCCGAACCACAAGTACATGTCTCGCTTTCGCAAATCGCGATGGGCTGGAGACATCAAACTCTACAACATAGGCAAAGCCACAATCTACAAGGGTCTGAAGAACTATGTCACCAAGTTCGCAGCGGATCGTGGCTATCATCTTGACAACCAACTAAAGTCGAGTCCGAGCAAGCCCCTGACGGCTTCGGAAACCGATCTGCTGTTCGAAAGGTATGTCGGCAAGGCATCGGGAATCCCTTCCCTTCACGACCATCAGCGGGAAGCCATTGTAAAGGCATCAGAAACATCCCGAATCCTTCTCGTATCTCCAACGGGAAGTGGCAAGTCGATGATCATCTACATGCTGGTGAGGCATCTGCTTGAGCAGACAGAGGGCAAGATACTCATCGTCGTGCCGACCATAGGATTGGTCACACAGATGATGAGCGACTTTGAGATATACTCCAAGGGAACCGATTGGAAGGTTTCCAAGAACTGCCATGGAATCTATGCTGGACAGGACAAGGAGACCAGCAAGCGCATCGTAGTCACTACATGGCAGTCCGTGTTCAAGCAACCAAGGTCGTACTTTGAGCAGTTCACAGCCGCATTCGGGGACGAGTGCCATATGTTCAAAGCAAAGTCCTTGACAGGCATCATGGAGAAACTCACCAACTGCGACTATAGAATAGGAACAACGGGAACTTTGGACGGAATGCAATGTCACAAGTTGATAATCGAAGGTCTGTTTGGACCTTCATACCATGTGACATCCACGAAGAAACTGATTGACAAGAACATATTGTCTCGTTTGAAGATAGATACGATCATGCTACAATACGGCGAGGAAGAACGCCGATCTGTCAGCAAGTATACCTATAGTGACGAGATGTTGTGGTTGGTTCACCATGACAAGAGAAACAAGTTCATCGTGGATCTTGCATCTCGTCTGAAGGGAAATACACTCATACTATTTCAGTTTGTTGAGAAGCATGGTAAGTATCTTCACCATCTCGCATCTCAAACGAACAGAAAGACATTCTTCGTGCATGGAGGCACGGAAGCAGAGGACAGGGAAAAGGTAAGGAAGATACTTGAAGAGAATGATTCCTGCATAGTAGTTGCTTCGTATGGAACATTCTCTACAGGCATATCGATCAAGAGACTTCACAACATCATATTTGCATCACCAAGCAAGTCAAGGATCAGGGTGCTGCAATCTATTGGAAGACAACTTCGTGTTTCGGAGCATAAGGAATACGCAAAACTTTACGATATTGGGGATGATTTGTCATGGAAGAGCAAAAAGAACCACACACTTCGGCATTTTGCGGAACGAATAAAGATCTATCGGTCAGAAAACTTCGACTTCAGACCAGTGCTACTAAAGATGGAGAATCTACCATGAGCGAATACATCTTGATCAAGTTGAGATCGGGTGAGGAAATAATCGCCAGCGTTCTGTCCAAGAACCGCAGCAGCATGAAGATTTCTCGTCCGATGATAATCAGACAGGTTCCGTTCATGGATCATACCAATGGTTCGCTCAAGGCAGCATCGGTCATGGAGAACTGGATCGGAAGAACGAATGAGAACGAGATCAGCATCCCGAATAGTTGGGTTGGTGTGAAGATGTCTCCCAACCAAGAGGTCATCGATGCATATGAGAAGTACAAGGAGCGTGAGGACAATCCTTCTCTGCCCTTGATCAAGGAAAAGCCAAAGACCTTGCGCGAAGAAGTCGATGAGGAGAAGAAGAAGGAGTTTGAGGAGTACGAGAAGGAAGTGACTCGACTCATGAAGGAGATGTCTGCCGAGGCTGGCATCTTCCCACCCATGCAGGACATGGCTAACTTCGATGCGACGATCAACTCACAACTCAATCCAAAGGATCCTGCTGGCAAGGAAGTGATCGTGGTCAACTTCATGATTCCTGCCAAGATATTCAAGACTCTTGTCGAGGAAGGCTTCATCGAAGATCTGATGACTGCTGGTATGCAGGATATTGACGATGAAGACGATGATGACTTGGAGGACGATGTCGATCCATCAACCCACAAGCCAAAGGATGATCGGGGTATTCGTGATACAGATGATTCCAAGTGGGGGAACAGTCTTAAAGACTGGAGTCCAGATCCAAGAGACTATCTGTAATCTGTAAGAACACTTCTTGATCAAAACCGACACAGTCAATTTACATACTTCGTTTTCATCTGTCAAGACCTTTCCAAAGAAATCTAATGCACCCACTTGCTTATGTCGATAAGTGGTGTATGATCTCTGCACAATGAAAGGCAACACATATGAACGAACAAGGTCACTACATAGACAACAAAACATTCTACGAAGAGATGGTGAAGTGGAAGAAGGACTGCAATAGAGCCAAGAGAAAGAAAGAGCCTCAGCCACCAGTAACCGAGTACATAGGCAAGTGCTTCCTTGCCATCGCGGAGAGATTATCCTACAGACCAAACTTCATAAACTATCCGTACAGGGAAGAGATGGTTGGGGATGGGATAGAAAACTGCCTGATGTATGCGGCAAACTTCGATCCCGCGAAGTCAAAGAATCCATTCTCTTACTTCACGCAGATAATCTACTATGCCTTTGTCCGCAGGATACAGAAGGAAAAGAAGCAGAACTACATCAAGTTCAAGAGCATAGAAGTCGCGCAGTTGAATGGAAAGATTCCAAACTGGCTGAAGAATGTCTGCTATGATGAGGGAAAGGTTCAGGAGTTCTTCAAGTCTCTTGCCTTGTCCGAGACTGATTTGAAGAACTTTGAGACTTCCCCAAAGAAGGAACCAAAGGCAGAGACAAAGGCAGAAACCAAGAGTCCCGTCAAGAAGGCAGCGAAGAAGAGCAAGAAGAAATGAAGATTTGCGTAATAACGGACACCCATTTTGGTGTGAAGAACGATGCCCCGATATTCCTTGAGGCATACCTTTCCTATTTTGAGGAACAGGTTTTCCCCTATCTGCTCAAGAACGGCATCAAGACCGTCATTCACATGGGTGATGTGCTTGACCGCAGAAAGTACATAAACTTCAACACTCTACACAATGTTCGACGGAGATTTACAGAATGGTTCTCCAAGAACGGGATTGATGTTCATTGTGTCATCGGAAACCACGATTGCTATTGGAAGAACACCAATCAGGTGAACTCCGTTGTCGAGATCTTTGGAGATACATTCAAGGTCTACGAGAAGCCCACAGATGTTGTGTTGGACGGGATGATCTGCGGATTCGTTCCGTGGATTGCAAAGGACAATGCTGCGGAGATATACGACTATCTCAAGAACAGCAATGCCGATGTGCTTTTTGGACACTTTGAACTCACTGGATATGAGGTGGTTCGTGGCGTGAAGCACGAAGGCGGTCTGAATCCATCCGCGCTTTCTAGGTTCAAGCAGATATATTCTGGTCACTTCCATTGCAAGCAGCAGAACGGCAATGTTCATTACCTAGGCACTGCCTATGAAATGTTCTATTCGGAGGCAACGGAAACCAAGGGATTCCATGTCTTGGACACGGAAGATGGCTCGTTGGAGTTCATTGAGAATCCACGAAAGTTGTATAAGAAGATATCGTACAACGATGCCCTCGACAACCTTGGTCACGGAAACTTCAACTTCTCTTCGTACAAGGACTCTTTCGTCAAGTTGGTGGTTTCGTCAAAGAAGAATCCCGCCAAGTTCGACATGTTCTGCGACAAACTCTTCGATTCGGGAATCTACGATCTACAGATTGTGGAGAAACTTGAGGAAGAGGAACAGGTTGAGGATGAGTTTGTGTCTGAAAAGGAACTATCCAAGAACACCATTGAACTGATCGACGGGTACATCGATGAACTGAAGGTCGATGGTGGGGCTTCCCTGAAGTCCCTGATGCGGGAACTTTATGCTGAAAGTTTGTCTCTCTAGTTTCCTAAATATTAGGCAACTAGGAGACATGAGATGGGTAGAGTCCTTACTTCTGAAGATTTGAGAAATTGGTTCAGCAAAAGCCACCCCGAGGGCGGCTGGAAGCGTATCAACTCCAAGGGAGAGGCGATTGGTCCCTGTGCTAGGGAACCTGGCGAACCAAAGCCCAAGTGCATGTCAAATGAAAAGAGAGCCATGCTTTCCAAGAGGGAGAGAGCATCGGCTGTCCGCACAAAGAGACGGCACGATCCAAATCCAGAACGAAAGGGTGAGCCAATCATGGTATCCAATTTTGGCAAGGGCAAGATAAGCGAGGGAAGCGAAGAAAGTAGACGAGAACTTGATGCATATCGCGCATTGGAAATGGCTAGAGATCGGTCTATTCCAACGGGAACTATTTTCAAGGCAACAGGTGGATATAGACAAAGTGTGGTGGATGCAAGAAACACCACTACTGAAAAGAAGACGAAGAAGTCTACTAAGAAAAAGCCGATCAACGAGGAATACGATCTAGATCCAACGGACAGAATATTCGAATCCTTGGATGTTCTTTTGGAAAAGAATGCTCCCACCAATCCCGAACTTTGGTCGCAAGCAAAGGCAGCGGCAAAGGCAAAGTTTGATGTCTATCCTTCAGCCTATGCCAATGGTTGGGCTGCAAAGTGGTACAAGAGCAAGGGTGGGAAGTGGAAGTCCGTGGACGAATCCCTAAATGCGTTCTCCTCCTTCGTAGACAAGAAGGCAATCTTGTCGGAGATGAATACTTTCAGTGAGGTCATCGGCAGAACCGCAGCAGTTGTTGTCGAGAAGCATATCGTTCAGGACAACTTGAAGCCTGGTGTCGGTGCGGATCAACTTCGCTCCTTTGCAAAGAAGTTCGGTGCCAAGACGAAGTCTCAGAAGGAAACCACCGAGTTCATGTTCGATGACGAGAACGCCGCAGACTCCTTCATGAAAGCCATCACGGGCAAAAGCCTTGCCGAGGCAAATGAATGCGAGGGCAGGAAGGCAGGAAAGCCATGGAGAACTCCTGGTGAGAAGAAGAAGTTTGCCGTTTGCGTAGACAACAAGATTGTCCGCTTCGGTGATCCTGGTCTTTCCATCAAGCGAGATCAGCCAGGCAGACTCAAGAACTTCCGAGCAAGACACGGCTGCGACAAGGGTGGCATCTCAAGAGACACGCCAAAGTACTGGTCTTGCCAGATGTGGCGCAAGGACAAGAGTGTGTCAGACCTCACACAGGGGGACTAATGGCATTACTTGTACAGGACTTCTTGGTTGAGCAGGGTTCGACATTCGTTCTTCAGTTCGATCTGAAGAAGGATGACAACACAGCATTGACCACGACACAGACAAATCAGTTGACGGCGATTTCATCCGCCACGGACATAACCCTGAGGATGAAGGTCAGGAAGACGAAGTATGGAACAAACACGCCCATACTTGGAATAACATACAACGCAGTTTTGCAGAACAATGCCGAAAGCACCGAGGGAAATACCTTCAGCGGATTCTACCTTGATTCGGAGAATCAAGGCAGGGTGAAGTTCGTGATATCTTCGGATACAACTGCCTCCCTGAAGCATGGAAAGTACTTCTACGATATTGAGGTTGTGCAGACCAAGGCAAGCGGAGTCGAGGTCACAAAGGCTTTGTCTGGCAGGATGGACATCGAAGCGGAGGCAACGAAATAATGCCATCGCTGAACACCGATCTTTCCGTTGAACAAGGCTCGACATTCGTGCTTGAGTTTCAGGTATTCAACGATGAACTTCAACCATTGTCTCTACTGACTCCCAGCACAAACGAGTTTGGTACACTGATATATTCTCTTGATGATTACAGCGTTCGAATGAAGATTCGAAAGTCAAAGTATCGCGATCCCATCCTGTTCACCGTTGGAACAACGATGACCTATGTGTTTCAGCCAGGTAGCACTCAAGGGTTTGTGCAAGATGGTGTGTTCTTCGTTGGAGGCTCAACTGGTTTCATGAGGCTTGTCCTCACGGCAGACACCACGGCCACATTCAAGGGTGGTCGTTATTTCTACGACATGGAACTTGTTCAGAATGTAAGTGGTGGAGAAATAGTAAGCAAACTTCTTTCGGGAAAGATGGAAGTTGAAGCGGAGTCAACGAGATGAAGATAACGAATGTTCGGGTTCTGAACAACTACAAGGTCAAGTTGACGAATGTAAAACTCAGCGGGGTAAACTCCTCGCAGAGTTCTGTCTTTGAACAGGGTACTCGCACTCCAGTCATTCCAACGGTTCCGCCTCCAAGTGAAGAAGAGCAGAGATTCAACATAGTGTTTGAATATCTCATCAAGAGGTATGAACCTGGTTGGTCTGCTGCAACGGAAGAACTTGGAAAAGCAGCGACTTTGACCATTCTTGGCATTTCATCGGCATTGAATCCTCTGTCTGTTGGCGGAACGGTCGAGGCAGCATTCAATAATATTGGTACAGGACCAGGTTGGTTTGATCCAATCGTACATCCAAGAAAATTTGCACCCGCTGTTCGATCTGCATATAAGAGACTCGACAGGGCAAGGAGTCCACAAAGAGCAGCCAACAAGTTCATTCAGCACAATGTGAATGGGTTGTATGTTGAAACTTACAAGCCCTATGGTGGAAACGCTTTCTTTGGATATCATCCAGACTTCGATTGGTATCCTGGAAACTCGTTGCCGACTCAGATTCACATGGGTTTCAGTGCCAACCACGACAATTGCATTCGTCGCAGCATACTGAAGAATCCATATGGATCTTTCAGCAGTCTGATGAGCAACTTGCCTGGCAACTGGAGAAAGACTCCCTGGTTGACAGACAGATATGCAGCAGAGACATCTCAATTCGACATGTATCTCCTATTGCGTGAGAACACCACCATCCGCGATCTTCTGAGCGATTACACGACTGGTAGAACAGCAGATCTAGGAGTTGTTGTTGCAGGAATCACCGATGCAAATCTCAACACTCTTTATCGTGGTGTCTGCTTCGCAGCAGGAACGATATCAATAGTTCCGTTCAATGATTCGGGAAGAACTGGCGGGGGATATTCGGCTGATCGTGTGGTTGTCGGTTCTCCATGGATTCGTTTTCCAGAAGCCATCACATATTCATATTGGCTTGCGGTCAATCCGAACGAAATTGCTGGTCTGTGCTTCAACTACGATAGTCTTATCATGTTCAATGGGAACACATTCCCAGAGAATCCACAGAACATATCCTCATCACTCCCCCTATTCCCAATGGCTAATATCGTAGGAGTTTCCTACGGATATGGCAATGCTCTCCTTTCCTCATTGGATGCTCTTTCAGAAGCATGGGGAAATTCGATGGAGTTCATTGCTCACCTTGGGGATATCCCATATGGTTCTGGCAAGGAAATGCGTATTCCTTTCGCATTGTACAAGGACCCAACCATAGCAGGGAACGAGGATTACTTCAGTTGGAGACTTGATGCATCCGTATCTCACTGGAAGGAAAAGTTCAAGTCTCCATTCGATGGATTTGCCCATGTTCATATGAACTCAAGTGCGGCGATAGAGAGAACATATCATCAATGGCAAGCACCTGGCTTCACGCTTTGGACGAACATAGCAAGTTCGGGTGCAAGTTATGCGGATAATATTCCAGTCAAGTGGGCAAAGACTCAATACGACTACACATACGGAGCATCTGGTCCAAGTGCAGATGCTGGCGTAGTGCTTGGTGTTGGTCGTTTTGTTCAGAGCATGTTCAAGGATGACCTTGGTTTGAGTTATGCCAATAGAAACGATCAAAGAAGATTCTATGGGGATGAGAATCCAAGGCACTGGTGCTTGGATAACGACAAGGCGAATGATCTTCTCACCACGGTCAATGACATTCTTCTTGGTCAAAGAAAATGGGGTATTACATATTCGAACTCCATTTGGGGAATGGGAATATGCGGCACCAGCCAACTTGGCGAGGTTCAGGCAATCTGTACCCCCGACGAAATGACCGATTCGAACAAGTCCGCAATGAGTGCATTGTCGTGCTTCTACAATTCGTTCATAGATGTGGAGAGCGACGGAGACATCAAGTGGAAGAGAATTGATGGAACATTCACATCCTTTGTTGGAAATAGCAACGGCGTTTCTTGGGTGAATGACCGCCGTTTCCGTCTATTCTATCTCTATCCAACCATGCTCGCGCTGAACATGTCGATTGTTGACTATTTCCATGATGGAATTGGCTACTACAATCTTGAGAACAAGTCTGGATGGTACGACAAGGCTCTTGGTAATATATTCACCACCAACATGGAAGGTTTTGGTAATGTTGTTTCAAACTTCCCATATCCAAACAGGGCTACTACAACCAAGCCACCACAGAACTTCTGGACTGGCATTGCAAGAACATCCGAGTTTGAACTTCTTTATGCTTGCATGAAGGGTGGAGTAACCACAGGTCTCGACTCACTTTTCTTCACAGAACTCTATAATGAACTTGTGAATGGGGAAATCACGCAAGTCACAGAACCAGAGCAGCACAGGATATTCGTCTCTGGCTCGACAGGAAATGACCAAAACGATGGTATTGCTGCACCGGTGAAGACTCTCTATCGCGCAATGGATATTCTTGATGCTTATTCTGGAGCAATGCCTGTTACTGTGGAGATAGGTTCTGGAACCTATGAAATATTCGATAAGCCTCTTCACATAACGAATAGTTTTAGCGGAACCACGGACAGACTCGTCACAATCAAGGGAGCATCTGGTGCAGATGTTGTGATCACCAGTTCCAAGCAGATCGGTGTTTCTGGCATAACTCTTGTTGATGCTGGAGACCCTCTCTACAACAGATTCAAGACATCTGTTGTAGGAAACATCTACAAGGCGCAACTCAGCGATTTTGGGTTGTTGGATGTTGGAGTCTTTGGAAACATCAGAGACACTTATCCAATCATACCAGCCTTCCTCAGCGTAAACACGGATGTGTTCAATGGTAGAAGGGTTGGTGCCAAAGACTTGCCAACTCTTCCTGAGGTTACATTCAACGGAACCCGCATGACATTGGCGCGATTTCCGAGCATAGGAACTGGACCATACTCATCCGAGATAAGTCCAGATTCAAGTGCATTCATCGAACAGGTGATTGAGAAGGGGTCTGGTCTTTCTGTAACAACACCGGGATCAACATTCGGCATATTCACATATCCATCTGGAGTATGCTATGGAATAGATTATAGCGGAATCACACGGTGGGCATCGCGTGTTGGACCTGGTCCGACATCAGACATTTTTGTTCAAGGATTCTGGAGGTGGGACTGGAACGATGAGGCATACAGGGTAAACTCCATAGACACCAACACAAGACAAATCACCGTTAGATCGAATGACTCTGCGTATGGAATAGGAAAGGTGGTGTCTTGTGAAGCATCACAATATGTGGCATCAAACCCATCCCCAAAAAGATGGTTTGCAATGAACATTCCAGAGGAACTGGACACAACAGGAGAATACTATATCTCGCGAGGTCTGAGCGCAGGGGTGGTGGACACGATCTATTTCTATCCACCATCTGGCGTTACTGCTGGAAGCAAACTCAGGGTTTCCACTGCAAGAATGGCTGGAGGGGTTTTGTGGTTTGCAGGAACACCGGGATATAGTTCCGGAAATCAAACCCAGTCACAGACAGCAGTGAACACAAGAGATTCTTTCTCTGCCATGATGAAGATGTACAAATCGGACAATATCATAATCCAAGGTTTGACCTTTGATCTCTGCTCCAGTTCGGCAATTGAGATAGATCAGTGCAGGAATGTACAGGTGAAGAACTGCACCATAAAGAACATGCGTAAGGATGGAATTCGCATCCTTGATGGAAAGGATGTCCTTGTTGACGGCTGCACGATACGAGATGTCGGTCTTAAGGGAATAATCTTGACTGGTGGAAACAGGCAGACGCTGACGGGATCTGGCAACATCGTTTCCAACTGCACGATAAAGGGATTCGGAAAGTTGTCTCACTCCAATGGTGCGGCTATTCAAATGTCGGGTGTCGGCAATACTATCAGGAGAAATCTGATTGCCGATGGTAATGGAAAAGCAGTTGATTACGCTGGCAACAACAATCTCATAGAGTTGAATAATTTCAGCAATCTTGGGTTCTATACCGATGACATGGGAGCGGTTTACAAGTATGCCGATCCATCATGCGTCAACAACACCATAAAGAACAACTTCTTCAACAACATTGGTGGAAAAATGGCGGGTGGTATAGCCCTTGATTTCTGCGAGGGGAATCACCTACACAACTCATGTGCAATATACTTTGACTACAGCGGTGGTGGCGATAGGATCATTGGAAATGTATTCTATCAATGCGGCACATCTTTGTCTGATGTGGACAATGCCATATTCATAGGCGGAACAGACATACTGATACAAAACAACATATTCATTGATCAGACCCGCGCATCGACATTCGTCAAATTCAATGAAAACAACTGGAACAACCTGTGGACTATTACAGAAATCAAGCATTGCACATTCAACAAGAATGGAGATCCATGGCTTGAACGAGATTCCATAACTGATACGGCTGACAAAAGGTATGGGTACACACCATATTCATACCATGAAACAAACTATGGTGAGGTGTCCTTTACCGAAGGAAATTTAAACTATGCTGGATTGTACAACAAGGTTGACATGAGAAGCACCACATGGGCAAACAATTCGGATGCGACACAGCACATCTCCAGTGTTCTTGTGTACAATCCAAACACCGATGTTGTTTCCGTGAATTTTGCCAACATAGAAAGAAATCTTGCCAAGAACAATGTGTGCATTGGAACTACATCTGGTGAAACAAATGTATTCTTGGAGAAAGTGTATGCAACAGGAAATTTATATGGTGGTTTCACCTTCTCGGGAACAACATTCAGCAGCATAAATGGAGCATCGGGATATTTCAGCAACTACAGCAACAAGAACTTTAAACTTACTCCAAGTGGTCTTGCGGCAATTCAACAAAGCCTTCCTGGCTTCGAAGATATTCCGTTTGAAAACATTCCTGTCTACTCCTAGTTGACAAGCCGCTGTAGTTGGGTTATCTTCTCGCCATGAACATCTTCGTACTGAACCGCGATCCATTTCTCGCAGCATTTGACATGTGCGACAAGCATGTGGTCAAGATGATTTTGGAGGGCTGTCAGATGCTTTCCACAATCCATCGAATGGCGGGAAGCCATGTTGTCCATGCCCCCGTTGATCTATATAAGATGGCATTCGCAAACCATCCATGCACCGTGTGGGCAAGAATGTCGGCAGAAAACTACATGTGGCTTGCAAACCACACACACGCATTGTGCAATGAATATACAAACAGATATGGCAAGACCCACAAGGCATCGGAGATGTCCTGTTGGTTTTGCAGACATGTCCCGCCAAATCTGCATCATTTCAAGGTGACTCCATTCGCACAGGCAATGCCAGACAAGTACAAGCATGAGGATGCTGTTGTTGCCTATCGTCAGTATTACCTTGGCGAGAAGGCTAGGTTTGCCAAGTGGAAGCATGGAAACATTCCCGCTTGGTTCGATCAAAAGAATCCGATGCTTGGTCTTGAAGTTGCCATATAAATACCGTTGGAGTGAATGATGTTAGTCTTTGAGATCATCCGCTGGAAAAACTTCCTTTCTTACGGCAACTACTTCACGCAGTTGAACCTCGCCAAAACAGAGATGACTCTGATCTGTGGCGAGAACGGCGCGGGTAAGACCACATTCCTCGACGCGCTTACCTTCTGTCTGTTTGGCAAGCCTTTCCGCAACATAAACATTCCGCAACTGCCGAACAGCATCAACAACAAGGATTGCCTTGTCGAGTGCGAGTTCCGTGTTGGTAATGTCAAGTATCTTGTTCGTCGTGGATTGAACCCAAAGATATTTGAGATCCACAAGGACGGCAAACTTCTTGATCAGGATTCCAAGTCCAAGGACTATCAGAAGATGTTTGAGGAGCAGATCCTCAAGATGTCCTACAAGGCATTTTGTCAGGTTGTGATTCTTGGATCGACAAACTATGTCCCCTTCATGAGATTGCCAGCGGCTGACCGTCGAGCCATCGTGGAATCCCTCTTGGACATCAGCGTCTTCTCTTCCATGAATGCAGTCCTCAAGGACAGGGTTTCATCCAACAAGGATGATTTGCGTACATGTGAGACATCCGTGGAGATTCTTGAGAGCAAGAAAGAGACGCAGAGAAAGTATCTTGAAGCCCTTGGGGAGAAGAGTCGATCATCCCTTGAGGGGCTTGAGGAAGAGATTCTGAGCAATGAAAAGGTTCGTGATTCCCTTTCTGCTGTTGTCATTAAGGGTGGGAACATTCTGACAACTCTTGGGAAAAACCGAGATCTTCGTCGCAAGAAGGAACAATCCATCAGCGACATGACAAAGATTCGAACTACTCTTGAGAAGAGGTTCAATATCCTTGTGGAGGAGACATCGATCCTTGTTACGACCAAGGATGTTCCCTGTCCTTCCTGTGGTCAAACTCTCACCGATGAACACCGCGAGAAGGAGATTGTAGCCAAGAAGGAGAAGACCGAGGAGATTCGAAAGGCTCTTCTTGATGTGGAGTCTCGTATTGCTTCCGAAAGGAAATTTCTTACGGACAACAAGTTGGATAATATTGAAGTGGAATACGACAAGTTTCTTTCTGTGCTAAACGAGCATAGGCAGAAACTGGCCGTTGCAGAGAAGATGATCGAACGACTCAAGACGGATGTGGAGAAGATCAAGAAGTCTCAGCAAAGCCTGACAACCGAGCAGGATGTTCTTGATGAACTTGAGCAGAAGTGGGAAGATGGAAAGAAGCACTATGTCGAAAAGCAAGAGGAGCAGAAACTCCTGTCGTCCGCGCAGACGGTGCTGAAGGATAGTGGAATCAAGACGCGGATCATCAAGCACTATCTTCCGATCATGAACAAGTTGATAAACCACTATCTTGCTTGCATGGATTTCTTCGTGCAGTTCAACCTTGATGAGAACTTCGGGGAAACTATCAAGTCAAGGCACAGGGACGAGTTCACATATGCTTCCTTCAGCGAAGGCGAGAAGATGCGTATCGACTTGGCATTGCTGCTTGCGTGGAGAGAGGTTGCGAGGTTGAAGAACAGCACGAATTGCAACCTGTTGGTACTTGACGAGGTGTTCGATTCAAGCCTAGACTCCACGGGAATGGACGAGTTCATGAAACTTATCAAGAGCCTTGGCAAGAGATGCAACATATTTGTCATCTCACACAAGACGGATCAACTCACGGATAAGTTTCAGGACATACTGACATTCAGCAAGAAAAACAACTTTAGCAGGATCAACCAATGAAAGACTACTTTCTGAGAAATAGATTCGCCAAGGCATGGCAGTTTGCCGATTCGCTTGCATCTCGCGGTTTGACGGGTGCAAAGGTGTCCGAGGAAGTTCGGGACATCCGAGACATATCTTGTCATGGATCCGAGGCATTGGGTCTTGCTCCCTGTGAGAGTAGGTTGGAAAGCAAGAAACATCCGAACTCATTCATATGCGAGGCTTGCAACTGCGGAGACTTCTCGCACACCCAACTCACGAACCTTGATGAGAATCATTATTCTAAGTTGGACTATCCACGAGTTCATTGTCCCAAGAAAATGCCAGGATTCAGCAACTATGTTCCGCTGACAATTTCGGAGAATGATATGAGAAAGAAGTTGATTGAAGATACATTTGGTGTAGAGTACCTATCTCAACTACTAGTCGAGAAGGAGACAGAGAAGTGAGCAAGAACTGGAAGGACAAGGACTCTTTCGACCCCTTCGACAGGGGACATTCATCCTCTCGCGGAAGGAAGCATGAGCGAAGGGGTCATAGGCACGAAAGCAAACACCACTTGAGGGATCTCAAGGACATGGTGAATGGTGGCGAGGATATTGACGAAGACCTCATGGATGACCTTGAGGAGGAGGACTAAATTATGAAGATCAGCAAGAAGACATTCGACATCCTAAAGAACTTTTCCGGCATTCGTTCATCGATCTATGTTGACAAGGGCAGCGTGATTCGCACGGTGTCCACGGCAAAGAACATCATGGCAGAAGCCAAGGTGGATGAGAACTTCCCCAAGCCATTCGCGATTTTCGATCTTGGAAAGTTCATTGCCACCACAAGTCTGTTTTCGGAAGCAGACTACAACTTTGATGACAAGTGTGTGGTTGTCAACTCGCAGAAGGGTGGGGAGATCCAATACTTCTATGCAGATGAGAAGTTGATTGAGAAGGCAACTCGCACGATCAAGATGCCAGAACTCAGTGCCGAGTTTGATCTGTCATCGAATCAGATCGCAGAGATTCAGAAGGCTGCTTCCGTGCTGCAACTCGACACGCTCTGTGTCAAGCCGGGTGCTGCTGGTGGTATTGAGATCGTCGCGTTTGACAGGAAGATCGGACTCAACAGCGCATCGAACACATACAAGGTTCCGATCAAGGCAAAGGCAGTCAATACGAGCGGTTCCGTGTACATCGACATCGAACTTCTGAAGATGCTTACCGATGATTATATGGTGGAGATCGGTGGCAGTGCCGTGGCTAAGTTCACTGGCGCAAAGAACGGTGTTACTTATTGGATTGCTCTTCGTCCAGAAACAAAGTAAATGGAGTGAATAAATGCTCGCTACAGACGAATATCTGTGGTCGGAGAAGTATCGTCCCACCAGAATCGCAGATTGCGTTCTTCCGCAAGACATTCTAAAGACATTCGAAGAAACTATAGATCGTGGTCAGATTCAAAACATGCTCCTTGCTGGTGGTCCAGGTGTTGGAAAGACCACCGTTGCAAAGGCTATATGTGATGAACTTGGGTGCGATTGGATTCTGATCAACTGCTCTGAGGATGGAAACATTGACACCTTGAGGACCAGGATTCGGGACTTTGCTAGTTCCGTTTCCTTCAATGGTGGTGCCAAGGTTGTCATCCTAGACGAGTTCGACTACTCCAATCCGCAGTCCATGCAGCCAGCACTTCGTGGCTTCATGGAGGAGTTCTCAAAGAACTGCCGTTTCATTCTAACTTGCAACTACAAGAATCGAATCATTCAGCCTCTGCATTCCCGATGCACGGTCATCGACTTCCGCATTCCTTCGACTGAGAAGCCGAAGATGGCAAAGCAGATGATGAAGAGGGTGTGTGCCATCCTCGACTCAGAGGAGATTCAGTACGATCAGAAGGTGATTGCCGAACTGGTCATGCGGCGGTTTCCCGATTTCCGAAGACTCATCAATGATCTTCAGAAGTATGCCCTTGGTGGGAAGATCGATGTTGGTATCCTTGGCACTACTGCCACGGACAAGGTGAACGATCTTGTCGGTCACATGAAGAAGAAGGAGTTTGGTTCGATTCGAAAGTGGGTTGCCAGCAACATTGACAATGACCATGTCGGATTGTTCCGCAGCATCTATGATTCCATCTATGAAATCCTTGAGCCTCAGTCTATTCCTCAGGCTATCCTCACCCTTGCCGATTATCAGTACAAGTCTGCATTCGTGGCTGACCAAGAGATCAATACCATGGCTTGCCTTAGCGAACTGATGGTTTCGTGCGAGTTCAAGAAATGAACGATTCACCATTTGACTTTCTAAACAGCATCAATCTCACCAAGAAGAATCTTATCCGTGATGAGGGGAGGGGGGCATCTGAATATGCCCCCTATCTCATGAACAGGGGTCTTTCTCAGTTTCCCGATACTATAATGCACGCAAACGAGATGAATATGCGTGGACACCTCGACAAGCAGATGCAGTATGAGTTTCTGCTTCACAGCATCAGACCACGCAAGCGGATTGGTAAGTGGGCAAAGAAGGAGGATGCCGAGGTCACGCAGAAGATCGTGGACATCTTCGGGTGTTCCGTTCGGAAGGCAGAGGAGATAAAGGCAACCTTGGACAAGAAGACCATTGCCAAGATCGTCAAGCGAGAGGCAGAAATGCGTGGAGGAGTCTAAAATGCTAAATATTATCGATATTCGCAAATGTATGATTGATTGGCGGGGTCGATATGGAAAAAAGGACACTAAACCTCAAGGCAGAGGATTTGCTTGAGGTGACATTAAAGGCAGACGACGACTTTCTCAAGGTTCGGGAAACCCTTACAAGAATAGGAGTTTCCTCCAAGAAAGAAAACAAGTTGTATCAGAGTTGCCATATACTGCACAAGCGTGGCAAGTTCTACATAGTGCATTTCAAGGAACTATTTGCCCTTGATGGGCTACCTACAGACATCGATGATACAGACATCGGTCGAAGGAACACGATTGCAAATCTCCTTGAGGAGTGGGGTCTTGTCGAGATAGTTGACAAGAAGAAGGCGGGGGATCCGATAGTTTCTCTTGCACAGATGAAGATAATCCCACATAAAGAGAAACAGAACTGGGAACTCGTACCTAAATACCATATAGGTAAGAAGAAGAACTAAACATCTAGGAGTCTTTGTTATGAAGCCCACGCTTACGCTGTGCATGATTGTGAAGAATGAGTCGCATATCATACTTGAGTGTCTCAACTCAGTATACAAGTACATTGACTATTGGGTCATCTGCGACACTGGCTCCACAGACAACACCAAGGAGATCATCACCAACTTCTTTAAGGAGAAGGGTATTCCTGGTGAGATCCACGACCACGAATGGAAGGACTTTGGTCACAATAGATCCCTTGCGTTCAAGGCTGCTGAAGGCAAGGCAGACTATGCATGGGTGATCGACGCAGACGATTACCTTGAGGGAGAAATGGTTCTTCCTTCCACAACGGAAGTCGATAGTTATGCTCTCCGCATCAAGCGTGGAACATTCTTCTGGTGGAGAAATCAGATATTCAAGTTGGAATCAAAGTGGGAATACAAGGGTGTTCTCCATGAGTATGCGGCTTGTCAGAAGCCAACTCCAAAAATCGTCAAGTTGGAGGGAAACTACAACATTTGCGCTCGTACAATGGGTGGAGCAAGGAATGTCGGAATCTCTCCTATTGAAAAGTACAGCCGAGATGCCGAGGTTCTTGAGAAGGCGATGTTGGAAGACCCAAACAACACCCGCCATCAGTTCTATCTCGCACAATCCTACTTTGATTCGCAGCAGTGGGACAAGTCCGATCAGGCATATCGTAGGCGCGTGGAGATGGGTGGTTGGGAAGAGGAGGTCTTCTACTCCCTCTACCGAATCGCAATGATTGCCGCGATCACCAACAAGACCTTCGGTGAGATCAAGGAGAAGTTCCTCATGGCATGGAACTATCGCCCAATTCGTGCAGAACCCTTGTATCAGATCGCGAAGATGTACAGGATGGTGAATCAGCCAAGGCTTTCGAACCTATATGCGTCAATGGCAAAGACCATGCCTTATCCGATACATGACATCCTGTTCATAGACGAGGATGTATATCGTTGGCAGTGTGATGACGAGATCGCCACGACCTCCATCTACCTTCACAAGTATGATGAAGGTGTCGCGGCATGTGAATCGTTGCTGAAGAATCCAAATCTTCCCGAAACCGAGAGACCGAGGATTCAGGCAAACCTTGAGGCTTACAAGGCGAAGATGACTGAGATGGCAGGACTGCTAAACGCCATGCGTTCGATGCAGAACCAACAGCCGCAGACATCGGTGATCAGCCCCATGGAAAACACCCTGAAGCAGCAGGAAGAGGAAGCGACAAAGCGAAAGCGGCTTGAGATGCTTCTTGATAGGAACAAGAACAAGAAAAAGTTCAAAGCCAGACGATAAACAAGGGAGATTTATATCATGCTTAAAGTGTTCAAGGTGAACCCGAATGCTATCGTTCCATCTTTTGCGACTGAGCAATCTGCATGTTTCGACCTGACCGCCTGTCTCATGGGTGTGGAGAAGGTAAAGGCTTATACTCGCACGAACGAGCCTATTGAACTTTATTGCACGGACAAGGTGGAGATTCCTGCCGAGTTTCGCGTATTGATTCCGACTGGCTTGATATTCGACATCCCCGAAAATCATTCTGTCCGTGTTCACCCACGATCTGGTCTTTCTTTTAAGAATGGGCTTGTGACGCAGAATGCCGAGGGTATAATCGACGCAGACTATGTCGAGGAATGCTTCGTCATGCTCAAGAACGACTCCTTGTCAAGGATCACAATTGAGCATGGAATGCGTATTGCTCAGGCAGAGATGGTTCGCAACCTTGACTACATTCTCGTAGAATGTGGCGAAAGACCCAATAAGAAGACAACGCGAGACGGCGGATTTGGAAGCACTGGAGTCAAATAATGTACGGAGGTGAAATGACACGCGAAGAACTGCTCAAGCACCATGAAGTCCTCTGCAAGCAAGCACGGGAACTCATGGACAAGAAGAACCGAGATTATGCTGGCAATGATGGCAAGGAGCCATTTGCAAACTTCACCCGAGTCGAGGCAATGGGCATCTGTTCCACGGAACAGGGTTTCATGGTTCGCCTCACGGACAAGATGAGCCGCTTGTCCTCCATTCTTGCATCGGGAAAGAACCATGTAAAGGATGAATCCTTTGAGGATACGATGGTCGATGTCATCAACTACATCGTTCTTCTCTCTGCATATCGTCAGGAGAAGAGACTCAAGGCGCAGTATGGCGACTCTCTGTTCAACTGCACCACAAGGGAACTCTCATGAATGGATTTCGTCCCGTTGGAAAGTTTGTTGCCCTGAAGGCAGAGTTCGGTGGTCAGAAGACCACTGAGGCTGGCATCATCTACACGGAGAAGGTGAACTCGCGGTTGGTTTGGTCAAGGGTTGTTGCTGTTGGAGATGGTGTCACCGAAGACATAAAGGTCGGTGACAAGGCTCTTTGGGACATCACCAAGATCAAGGGAAACCATTTCAAGGAGTTCGACCTCATTCATCAGGAACACATCTACATGGTGGAGCGCGAGTAAATGGCATTTGGATATTCATATTATCTCGACATGTACAACTGCAAGGATGGTGTTGCAGATGACATGGAACTTACATACAGATTTCTGGAGCGAGTGGTTGACAAGATCGGGATGACCCGAATGAGCCAACCAATCGTCATCCATGGACCAACTCACCTTGGCAGGGAACTCTATCCAGCAAAGGCTGGTGTAAGTGGGTGGGTTCCTCTGATTGAAAGTGGTATTCAAATCCACTCAATCGAACCCACCCACTTCATCACGCTGGATGTCTATTCTTGCAATAACTTTGATAAGAAGATCATTCTCGACTATGCACGGGAATGCTTTGGTTTCGCATCCTTTGAGGAAAACTATTTCGTTCGTGGCAAAGGCTACTGAATATGAACTACAAGATCATACAAGGTGATTGTCGTGAAGCACTCAAGCAAATTGATGCAGATTCTGTTCATACTTGCGTTACCTCACCCCCGTACTTCGGACTTCGTGACTACGGAGGTGGTGAGGGAGAGATTGGATCGGAGCAGGAAGTCAACGAGTATGTTCAAGCACTCGTTGATGTATTCCGTGAAGTTCGCCGCTGTTTGCGTCCTGATGGCACTCTATGGTTGAATCTTGGTGATTCATACATGGCACAGAAGAATGTCGCTCCTCCACCACAATCGATTGGTGGGCAGCGAGACATGCCTACATTCATTCCTGGAAATCGCAGGGAGCAGAAGGGTCTGAAGCACAAGGATCTCATTGGTATTCCTTGGAGAGTTGCATTTGCTCTACAAGCAGATGGTTGGTGGTTGCGACAGGATATCATTTGGTCAAAGCCAAATCCTATGCCTGAAAGTGTTACTGATCGTTGCACAAAGAGTCATGAGTACATCTTTCTTCTTTCCAAGAAGTCTCATTACTACTATGACCATGAGGCAATCAAGGAACCAGCACAGAACTGGGGAACTCGCAATCGCGATGAGATGCGTGATGGAACCACAGATCCGAAGTTGAAGCATCATGGTTTGAAGGGTAAGCCAGACGAGGAGAATCCCATGAAGAACAAGCGGTCTGTTTGGACGGTCAATACCAAGGGATACAAGGGAGCGCACTTCGCCGTCTATCCAAAGAATCTTATTCTTCCCTGCATTCTTGCAGGATGTCCCGAAGGCGGCACGGTACTTGACCCGTTCACAGGATCGGGAACCACAGCGGTCGTTGCCCTTGAGAACAATAGGAACTTTGTGGGAACTGAACTGAATCCCGAATACATTCAGTTGGCAGAGAACAGAATCAAAGAAGAGATCCCAACAACTCTTGCATCTGTGATGCAATGAGATATACTTACCTCTATGAAGAAGTTCTACACGAATGTTGCCATTCGCGGCAATCGCATTCTGCATCGCGGCTATGAGAATGGAGTTGCTTTTGCCGAGGAGCAGTCTTTTCAACCAACCCTGTTTGTCTTGGGAAAGAAGGGGTCTGCATGGCACACGCTTGATGGCAAGAGCGTTGAGCCTATAGTATTCGATGACATCGACTCAGCACGGGAGTTCGTGGAGAAGTACAGGGATGTTCATGCATATCCCATCTACGGGAACACAGACTACCTCTATCAGTTCATCGGTGACGAATACAAGTCCGAGATCAACTATGACATGAAGTTGATGCGGATTGCCTACATCGACATCGAAACAGAATCAGAAGAGGGATTTCCGAACATTGATACCGCAAACGAGCGCATCAATGTCATCACGCTGATCGTTGGCGAGAAGAAGTACACCTACGCATTGGGGAATGTCGATCTTAAGAAGATGCCGACAGATTTCCATGTGAATGTGTATGACAGCGAAGAGCAGATGCTTGGCGACTTCATGCTCACATGGCAGAGCCTTGGCATCGACATCATCACGGGATGGAATGTTCAGTTCTTCGATATTCCGTATCTTGTGAACAGAATGACCCGTCTGTTTGGCGAGAAGTTTGCCAAGAAGTTCTCTCCTTGGGGCAAACTCAAGGAACGCAAGGTGGAGATGATGGGCAAGGAGAGCATTGCCTATGAGATCGTGGGCATCAACACGCTCGACTACCTCGACCTCTACAGGAAGTTCACATATGTGACGCGAGAATCCTACAAGTTGGGTCACATCACTTCTGTTGAACTTGGAGAGACAAAGGTCGCGTATGTGGAGTACGACAACTTCTCAGACTTCTACAAGAACGATTTCACCAAGTTCGTTCAGTACAACATTCAGGATACCATTCTTGTTCAGAAACTTGAGGCAAAACTCAGGCTTCTTGAACTTGCAGTTTCATTGGCTTACTCTGCAAAGGTGAATCTCAATGATGTCTTCTCTCAGGTGAGGACATGGGAGCAGATCATCTATCACCATTTGCATGGCAAGAACATAGTCATTCCCCCGAAGAAGAAAGGAAAGAAAGATGCGTCATTTGAAGGTGCGTATGTCAAGGATCCGAAAGCGGGACATCATAAATGGGTCGTCTCCTTTGACCTCGACTCACTATATCCCCATCTCATCATGCAGTATAACCTATCTCCCGAAACCAAGACGGTGGATGGGGTCAGGCGGATGGTCACGCCCGAGACGCTCATCAAGGGTTCGCCTCTTGCCATATCCGAGCGAGAGAAGGCAATCCGTAGAGGAGTCTGTCTTGCTGCCAATGGTACGACTTATCGAAGGGATGTTCGCGGATTTCTTCCCGACCTCATGGAACGAATGTACGAGGAGCGAAAGAACTACAAGAGGCTCATGCTTGAGGCAAAGGCATCTCTCAAGCAGTTGCCAGCAGATGCGCCTGTGGAACTTAAAGAGACTCTGCAACTATCCATATCGAAATATCACAATTTCCAACTAGTCCGAAAGATCCAACTCAACTCTGCCTTCGGTGCCATCGGAAACGAATGGTTTCGCTACTATGATGAGGCAATTGCCGAAGCAATCACTCTATCGGGTCAGATGTCGGTGCAGTGGGTCGAGAAGGATCTGAATCAGTATCTCAACAAGGCAAACGGCACGGAGGATGTCGATTATGTGATTGCAATCGACACAGACTCCGTCTATCTGAACCTTGGTCCTCTTGTGTTGAAGGTGATGCCGAACGAGAAGGACGAGCAGAAGATCACGCAGTTCATCGACAAGGCATCTAATGAGGCAATTCAGAAGGTCATCAACAAGTCCTATGATCGCCTTGCAGAGTACATGAATGCGTATGAGAACAAGATGCGTATGAAGCGGGAGTCCATTGCTTCATCGGGCATTTGGACTGCAAAGAAGCGATACATGCTAAATGTTCGCATGGGCGAGGAGAATGTTTACCTAAAGGTTCCAGAACTCAAGATCATGGGCATTGAGACTGCGCGTTCCTCCACACCAGAGGTTGTCCGCAATGCCCTCAAGGAAGCCATCTCAATCGTCATGAACAAGGACGAGGGTCATGTGCAGCAGTTCGTCACGACCTTTAGGAATGTATTCAAGAGCCTTCCGCCAGAGAAGATCGCATTCCCTAGAAGTTGCAATGGGTTGAAGGAGTATGGCGATCCAACCATGATCTACAAGAAGGGAACTCCAATCGCAACAAAGGGTTCCCTGCTGTTCAACTACAACCTTAAGAAGAACAAGTTGGGTGGAAAGTATCAGGAGATACGCGAGGGTGACAAGATAAAGTTCCTGTACCTCAAAACACCCAATCCATTGCATGAGAAGGTAATCGCATTCACATCAAAGATTCCAGACGAGTTCAACCTTGATGGTTTCGTGGATTACGATTTGCAGTTTGAGAAGACCTTCCTTGAGCCTATGCGAAACATTCTTGGCGTTCTTGGGTGGAAGGAAGAGCCTGTTCACACATTGGAAGGATTGTTCGGCTAATGGCTTATCTGATAGCAAACATACCCCCTATTGAAGTATTTGTTCGTAAGGAATTTCTATACGATTTTCTTACGGACCAAAACGGAAGACTGCTTGGCAAAGGCGAGTATGAATCCGCTCATTGGCTGACGGTCAAGTCGATTCCCAATCAAGCACTCTATTTCGAATCAGTTCTTACGGAATATGGGGCAGTTTATGACAAACTTCCGATTCATGCCTATGTTTGGAGAAAGGATGTTGATCCCGACAAACTCTATCCATTGGATTGGCTGCAACTTTGGGACGGCTTGTCATACAACATATCGGTGATCAAAAAGTTCCAACTCAGAAACGCAAGGTGCGAGGTGGTGATGAAAGACAAGTCCCGTGCATTGGGATATTATCTCTTCACTATAGATCCATGTGCATCGGAATCAAACGAGATAGACGCAACTTGGTCTGAGACTCCCAATGAACACAAGTCATTCAACATCATAAAGTTGGACAATGGGCAGTTCGCAGCACAACCCAACAATAGAATCATTTGGAGAAACCAATCACAAACTCCAACGGCTAACCTGAAGACTCCATACTTCAAGTTCTCGACAAAGAAATGGTTCTGTGAGGATCAGGATCGGTGGAGTGCATCGAACGCAACAAAATTCAACTACGATGGAAATGCCGACGAAGAGTATTGACAGTGAACATACCTATAGTACAATGAAGTGAGAAGCCTAACAAAGGAGAATATCATGGCTACAAAGTTGGTTAGATTGGTTACGGGCGAGAATCTTCTCGCGAATGTCACGGACAACGGAAGCACACTCACGCTGAAGAAGCCAGCGATGATCGTGATGATCAACAAGGGAGAAGTCGGTCTTGTCCCTTGGATTCCGTTTGCCAAGGACGAGAGCGTCACGGTTGCGGCAGACAAGGTTCTGTACTGCGTCGATCCCGAGGACAATACGGCAAACGAGTACAGCACGGGCTTCGGTTCGGGTCTTGTCATGCCAACTAATGGCGGTGTCAAGCCCGCTTCCCTCAAACTCTCTGGAGAGTAAACCTTGAATTTCCTAAAGCAGATTGTGAAAGAGTCTGGCAACAAGTTTGCCAGCATCGTTGAGGATGGAATCGACGGAGCAGATGTCGCGGGATTCGTTGACACTGGTTCGTATGCTTTCAATGCGCTTCTTTCTGGTTCCTTGTACGGAGGAGTAGCGGACAACAAGATCATTGCCCTTGCGGGTGAATCTGCCACGGGAAAGACCTACTTTACCCTTGGGATTGTCGCGCAGTTCCTCAAGAACAATCCCGAGGGCATGGTCCTCTACTTCGACTCAGAGCAAGCGGTCACATCCGACATGTTTGAAGGTCGTGGTGTTGACTCCAAGAGAGTCGCTGTGTTTCCAGTTGCCACCATTGAGGAGTTCAAGACTCAATGTGTGTCGATTGTTGACAAGATCCTTGAGATGGACGAGTCCGAGCGCAAGCCCATGATGATCGTCCTTGATTCCCTTGGAATGTTGTCAACCGAGAAGGAAATGAACGATTCGGCAGAGGGCAAGAATGTCAGGGACATGACACGGGCGCAGGGGGTGAAGGCGACATTCCGAGTCCTCACGATGAAGTTGGGCAAGGCAAGGATTCCCCTTGTGATGACGAACCACACATATGATGTTGTGGGTGCGTATGTC